TATGGGTTCGTGGCCAACGATCGTCTGATGCTGGAAAAGAAGTCAGATATGAAAAAGCGCGGGTTGCCTTCACCGGATATGGCGGATTCCCTGGCGCTAACTTTCGCCACACAGGTTGCCAGACGAGACACGACACATTACCAACGGACCAGCTTCCCCCGCCGACAGGCTGTCAGTGAGTATAATGTTTATGACTACTCGGATGTTATTAGACACTGAGAAAGACCACGCTTGGGAGATGTTACTGGCGTGGGAGTATCCGACACCGGGTGATCAGTTTCCAAATACAGTGATGCTCAGTGTTGATGGTGTTGCTTATGTTTGGTATGAGTGGATAACGGACACACATATTCTCATGCATATGGGGGCGAGCCCGGATCATAGAGGTAGATGGCTCACACGATCTAACCTGCAGAAGATACGCTACAGCTGGGAGTTTCTAGGTGCTACTCGAGTATATGTGATAACCTCAGATGAATACGTGAACGATTTGGCAACTCGTCAGGGTTTCTTACAAGATGAGTTGGGTTATTACTGGGAGGTGTGACATGGGTATTCCAGCAGCAATTATCGGTTCTGCGCTTATTGGTGCAGGGTCCGCAGCGCACGGGGCGAGTAAGCAAAGGGAAGCTGCGCGAGATGCTAAAAAAGAGATGGCTCGGCAGGAAGAGTTGGAGGTAGGTCGGCGCAGGAGCGCAAGACAATCTGCGGCTGATACGGCAGCTCGGATGGGGTCATCCCGGTCATCGAACATTCTTGCTCGTAGAACGACTTTAGGATAGTCCCATGGATGCAGAACAGATAATAAAACAATACGATTCGCTTAAAGCTAAACGCGGACACTGGGAGCAACACTGGCAGGAGATCTCTGAGCGGGTGCTTCCACGGTCCAGCACGTTCAATCAGAAAGAGGCACAGGGTACAAAGCGTACCGAGAAGATTTTTGATGCAACGGCATGTCTGGCTTTGGAGCGTTTTGCCGCAGCGATGGAGAGTATGCTGACCCCTCGTGCTCAGACTTGGCATCAGCTCAAAGCGACGAATCCACTGGTGCAGCAAGATCGTGATGCGCAGCTGTGGTTGGAAGAAGTTAATCGGATCCTGTTTAATCACAGATACCAAACGAGATCTAATTTCTCGAGTCAGAAGCATGAAGATTATATGCAGCTCGGGGCCTTTGGCACTGGTACGATGTTTATCGATGAGTTGCCGCAGGGTGGGATCCGATATCGATCGATCCACCTAGCCGAGTCGTTTTTGGCAGAGAACCATCAAGGTATTGTGGATACCTACTACCGTAAGTTTCCAATAACGGCACATGCGGCGATGTCCAACCCCCGTTGGGAAGGTAAGCTTCCTGATCGGATAACGAAATCTAAGAACCCCCACCAGGAAGAGTTCGAGTTCATCCATTGCGTGAAACCGAGGGCTGATTATGATCCGCAACGAAGCGATGGGTTGGGAATGCCATGGGCGAGTTACTACCTTTCAGTTGAAGGTAGACAAATCTTATCTGAGGGAGGGTATCGTTCGTTTCCGTATTCTATCAGTCGTTACGTCACCGCCGCCAGAGAGACGTACGGTCGTTCACCTGCGATGACAGTGCTGCCCGATATCAAGATGCTCAATGAAATGAGTAAGACTGACATCCGGGCGGTTCACAAATTGGTAGATCCCCCACTGCTGCTGCACAACGATGGAATCTTAGGTGGGGGTCTATCATCTGTTGATATGCGCCCGAACGGTTTAAATTACGGCGGCGTTAACGCCGATGGCCGGCAGTTGATCCAGCCCTTCCAGTCGGGTGCTCGTGTAGACATTGCCGATGAGAAGATGGAGCAAAGACGTCGAACGATTAATGATGCCTTTCTCGTGACATTGTTTCAGATCCTGGTGGAAAACCCCAGGATGACCGCTACTGAGGCAATGCTGCGCGCTCAAGAGAAAGGCGCCCTTTTATCTCCTGCCATGGGGAGGCAGCAGTCTGAATGTCTGGGACCGATGATTGAGCGGGAGTTGGACATTCTGCAGAACCAAGGTGCACTTCCGCCCATGCCAGATGTATTGATTGAGGCTCGTGGGGAATATGAGATCGTGTACGACTCTCCGTTGAGCCGCATGCAGCGGGCAGAAGAAGTCACTGGTATTGCTCGCACCTTGGAAATGATCACGCCTTTGGCGCAGTTCGATCCGAAGGTACTGGTCAACTTTGATCCACAAGAGATTGTTCGCATAACAGCGGAGGTCAATGGTGTCCCAGTCAAAGCCCTCAGATCAAGAGAAGAAGTTGCAGCTATTTTGGATCAGATGCAAGCGCAGGAAGAAGCAGCACAGCTCGCGTCAATTGCACAACCGGCGGCAACAGCGGTTAAGGATGTTGCACAAGCACAGGCGTTAATGAATGAGCAGCAAGGAACTGGATAAAAAAAGAAGGGCCTACCAAGCAGTATTTGATGGCCCGCAAGGGAAAGAGGTGCTTAAAGACCTCGCAGAATTTTGTGGCATGCATAAGGATTGCTTTAACCAATGTCCTTACACCATGGCACATAACACTGGCGTGCGTAAAGCATTTTTACGCATACAAAACATGTTGAACGTAACAGATCAACAAATTTGGGAGATGTTTGAATATGAGCGAATCCAGCGCGGAAGTGCTGACGGACAACTCGGCGACAGCTGAGCCCGAAAGTACAGAGCCGCAATCAGCCCCGTGGTACGGACAAGTTGACGAAGATACGCAAGGTTATATTGGAAACAAAGGGTGGCAAGGGGCCGAAGATGTTATTCATGGTTATCGGAATCTTGAGAAACTACTGGGCCATGATCGTGCTGGCCGTACGGTTACGATCCCTAAAGAAGGGGAAGATCCAAGCGATTTTTATCAAAAGCTCGGACGACCAGAGAAATCGGATGATTATCGTTTTGACTCCGAGGGCGAGTTGGTCGACTGGTTTAAGTCGCAGGCATTTGATCTGGGTTTATCTCAAGAGCAAGCTTCCAAATTACTCTCGAACTGGGACGAACACGTTGGTGGCTTGAGTGAAGCCCAAGAGACAGACCTTAATGCTAAGTACGAAAACGAATGGTCTGATCTGAAAAAAGACTGGGGCTCTGCGTATGACGCCAACATTAACGCCGCGAAAAAAGCTGCTGCAAAGTTTGGATTTGAAGCAGATGAAATTGACGCAATGGAAAAAGCACTTGGTCCTCGGAAGCTTTTCCATAGAATGTCAGATATTGGTCGAGCACTGGCAGAAGATTCATTTGAAACTGGGGATCGAGAAAGTAATTTCAGATTCTCCCCCGCTGAAGCAAAACAACGTATTTCGGATCTTAAACTAGACAAGCAGTTCATGGAGCAGTATCTGTCGGGTAACAAAGACGCTATTGCTAAAATGCAGTCGTTAATGCAAGCCGCGTACCCGGAGTGATACTATGCAATATCAAACTAAGTTGATTGTCGTTGAAGCCGAACAGTATCAAGTCGGCAAAGAGCTTCAGTTGCCTGTCGAGCTTATACGATATGAAGGTGTCGGCGGTTATGCTGGGAGACTGGCCTATGTTAAGAATGAGCGTGGGGAATTGTTGACTGTTAGACCTAATGACTGGATTGTGATCGAAGAGGGTAAGCCGCCAAAGATCATGACAGACTACGACTTCCTTAACACATACGAATTGACTAAGCAAGTTAAACGTGTTAAAAAGGCAGCATCAAAATCGGATAACGCTGAGTTAAAAGCGCCCGATTTAACCTAATCTTTTGGCCCCACCTTGTGGATAAGCCTGTGAACTAATAATCTACAGGTGGGGCATAATATGTCTGAATTTGTCACTACCGCGTTTGTTCAGCAGTACACATCCAATGTGGAGATGTTATTGCAGCAACGCGGTTCAAAACTACGTCCGTTTGTGACTCAAGGTAGTTACAACGGTAAGTCGGCCAAAGCTGTTGAGCAAATTGGTCAAATCGCAGCCCAGAAGCGTTTATCTCGTCATGCTGATACTCCTTTGATCAGCACGCCACATGATGCGCGTTGGGTGTTCCCGAATGACTGGGAAGCTGCTGATCTAATCGATGATCAGGATAAGCTTCGCATGTTGATCGATCCAACGTCTCAATACGCAATGGCCCAGGCCTATGCTATTGGCCGTGCGATGGATGATGAGATCATCACTCAGGCTCTTGGTACAGCTAAGACTGGCGAGAACGGAACGACTAATACTGCGTTCGGTTCTGGTCAAACGGCTGCTACTACTGCAGGTGGTCTGACGATCCAAAAGCTTCGTGAAGCTAAGACTATTCTGTTGGCTAACGAAGTGGATGTGGATTTCGATCCTTTAATTTGTATCGTTACTGCGGCACAGATTGAAGATCTGCTTGAGTCAACTGAAGTGACAAGCGCCGATTACAACACTGTTAAAGCGTTGGTGAATGGTGAAGTTGACACGTTCATGGGCTTCAAGTTTGTCCATTGTGAGCGTTTGCCGGTTGATGGCTCTAGCCGTAGACGGGTTATTGCTTACGCTAAGTCTGGTTTGCACTTGGGAATCTGGAAAGAAGTTGGTGGTAAGATTTCCGAGCGTGCCGATAAATCATACGCAACTCAGGTCTATACGTGCTCTACCTTTGGCGCTACTCGCGTCGAGGAAGGTAAAGTCGTAGAGATTTTATGTAACGAATAAGGGGTGGCTGAAACATGGCTAATAATGACAGCACTACCGTCACAAACCTGGAAGCGACCCCTGCCGTAGTTGGCAACTCGCACCATTTGTACGGTAAGACTCGAGTAATGGTCGAGACATTTGAGAAAGCCGCAGGGTCTAACGGGGATACTTTCACATTTTTCCCGGTGCCATTGGATGCTTGCGTTTTGGATTTGGAGATTGTTAGCGACGCGATTACTGGTGCCACAGATTATGATTTCGGTTTTCACCTGATTACCGATAATGATCTTGGTGCGGTTATCGACGCGGACATCCTAGCTGATGGTGTTGATATCAGCGCGGGTAACGCTAACTGGACTTCGATCCTTTTCAATGGCGCGGGGGCTAAGGACCAGAGTGAAGTTAATCAAAAGCTCTGGGAAGATCTCGGCTATTCAACAATCACTGCGGCTCGTGAAGCAGCTGGTCGAAATGAGGTGTACTTCGTAGTGACGGGCAATACTGTCGGTGCGGGTTCAGGTACGCTTACTATGAGAATGACCTTAGGTGTGGAGTAATCGATG